CATGTGATCCGCAGATGCAGTGACACATTTGACAAGATCATCGCGCATGGACTGCAAGCTGTGCTCGTCAAGCTTCACGGCAAAGCCGTAGATCACATAGGTGTGGGCCATTGAGCTCAGAACCTCTGAGTTGTTCAATCCATTATCTTCTGCGTACTGAGCCACAAAGCTCAGTAAGGCTTCAGACATATTCATTATTTTATCCATTGCCGATCCCTCCATCAGGCGTTGTATAGAGGCTCGTTCTGACTGTTCCCGTGGAAGACTTTTCCATCTTCGATTTCGGCCATTCGTTCCGGAGCTCTTGTTAACATACCAACATCTCGTAGGTGTTTCAAGCCCATTGAGACGGTATCTACAAGATCGTCGTGCGCGCCACGTGGGAAGCTGGATGTCTGCCTGATGACCATCTCGGCCCAGTCCTTGTTGGGCGCATAGACCATGCCCTCGCTGAAGATGTGCTGGATGGAGTACAGCCGCGCCACCTTGTCCAGCGTCTTCGGGTCGTACATCTGGACGGCGAAGCCAGCGCTGTTGAACACCCGCCTGATCTCCTGCGCCACGCTGTGCCCTGCCGCCTTGTTCTCGATCAGCAAGAGGTCGACCTTCATTCTGGTGCAAATCTCTTCGACCTTGACCACCAGATCACCAATCTCCAGCTTGCCCTGCCATGCGTACATCATCATGACCTTGGCGGTCGCGCCCAGCGCCTCTGACTGGTGGCTGGTGGCGCTCTCGATGGTCCGCCCATACCGATCCACCATGCGGGTGCTGGCCTGCTCCCCTGACGCGCTGAACACGCCCCAGATGGTGAGTGCGCTCGGGTCGTTCTCGGACTTCGTCGTGTAGGCTGTGTCGAGGCTCGCAACGATATACTCGATGCCGGGGTACTCCGGCTTGTCCCAGAGCTTCCACCAGCTGTCCTTGACGATGCCACCCCCGCGCGGCTCCGGGCTCTGTGCGTATTGCCCGGCGGTCGCATACGGCCCCATCGCGGCCTCGTCCCGGTCGACCACGTGCTCGGGGAAGCGGTCGATGAACAGCAGCTCGCCATCGAACTCACGCGGATCAGCATAGCCCAGTCTGGTCACGCAGGCTCTGCTGCTGTCGAACCGCATGGGCAGCATGATGTGGTCATAACCCATGTCGTTGTCGAGGATCACCCCGGACACATCGGCTTCGTGCAGACGCTGCATCACCACCACAATGGCAGAGCGGTCTGGGTTGTTCAGGCGCGACGTCACGGCCTCTTTGAACAGGCTGGTGACGGTCTCGCGTTTTGCGTCCGAGTTGGCGTCATCCACGCTGTGCGGGTCGTCGACGATCACGCGGTCGCCACGGTATCCGGTGATGCCAGTGAAGGCGCAGGCCTGCCGGAAGCCTGTCGCCGTGGTTTCGAACTTGGCCTTCGCGTTCTGGTCGCCAGTGATCTTGACGCGGTCGCCCCAGTGGTTCTGATACCACTCATCGGTGACCAGACGGCGCATGCGGAGGCTGTCCCGGATGGCAAGATCGAGGCTGTGCGATGCGCAGACATAGCGCATGTGCGGCATGTTGCGCGGCCCCCACTCCCATGCGGGCCAGAAGACGCCGATCAGCAGTGACTTCATGGTGCCCGGCGGGATGTTGACCAGCAAGCGGTTGTAGAACGTGCCGTCGTCGTTCAGCACACCGTCAGTGATGGCCTCCAGATGCGCGCAGATGTAGTCGATGTGCCACCCATGGACGTACGGCTGGCCCGGCTCGATGATGTGCCAAGCCGCCTTGACGAACTCGGCCAGCGACATCTCGCACTTGCGCTTTTCGATGGCCACGAGTGTTCCCGCCCGGTCGACCGGACGGGATAGGTGGATCACGCCCAAGGGAGCCAGTCCTCGGCCAGCAGATCGGTCTGCGATGCCAGCCACGGCACGAAGCCGTTGTCGGCGGTCTTCATGCCGATCCAGTCCAGAAAGCGCGGCACACGCTCTTTCCAGTCGTGGTCGTGTTCGTTGATCGGGCCAAAGGCGTTGTTGTGGATTTGAACGTCATCGCCCTTGATCAGCTGCAGGTACATGCCCTTGCCGTTCCATCCGGCGCGGGAAACGCGGTCGCCATTTTTCAGGGCGAGGATTGCATCACCAAAGTCCATCATGACCACGGTCCCTTCGTCGCGGCCTTTACAGCCCACATCGCGCCTTCTTCGATGGCCGTCTGGGCCAATGCTTTGAGGCGGATCACTTCTGGGTTTGACGCCACACCACCGGGGGCAATCCCTTCCATACCAAGTTCCTCAATCAGGTCGATCATGTCGGCAGCGGCGCGCTTGATGCGCCCCACTGTTTCGTCGTTGCTGGGGTTGAACGCAGTCCCGACGCGGTACTCACCTTTGGTCATCATCAGCTCCATATCAATCCCACAGGTCCGCCCGCCACGTCGTCATCGAACACGCCGCATGTGAGGGTGCGTCCACCATCCAGACACGTCCTGTTGGCCAGCCGGACGATCCCCGGCGTGTGGCCGTGAACAACGTGCAGGCCGCGATAGCCGATGTCTGCGCCAGCGGGGTAACGGAACCATTGGGTGATGCCCTCAGGCTGGTCGTCGAGGCTGTGGGATGGGTCCACGCCCGCATGCACATAGACGCGGTGCTGATCGCGGTAGACGGTCAGCAGGGTCTCGAACCACGCCGCGTGATCCTCCATCAGGCCAGCGTTGATCTCACCAGTCAGCGGGTCTTTGTAGCTCTCCACCGTGGCGCTGCCGCCATTGGCCATCCATGTGCCGCCCATCGTGTAGGGGTTGCACATCATGTCCTCATGGTTGCCGCGCAGGCAGATAGCGCCCTCGGCTTGCAGGGACCGCACCAGTGCCACCACTTCGGCGCTCTGCGTGCCACGGTCGATGTAGTCGCCAAGGAAGATCAGCTTGGCCCCGGCGGGTACCCTGTCCAGCAGGCGCTGCAAGGCGTCCAGACGGCCATGCACGTCAGTGATAACGCAGGTGTAGCTCATTTGCCCAAGGCCTTCTCCAACACGTCCAGCTCTTCCAGTGACAGGCTGCTGACGTCCAGCGTGTGGGTCACCGCCACGGTCGCAGTCTGCTCGATCTCCAGCTTGTCGCCGTACCGCTTGGGCCGCCGTTTGCCAGCGCTCCACTTGTACGCGTCGATGGCCACACGGGCCGCCTGAGGGTCCATTTTGCCATCAGAAACCAGCTTCGCCACGTCTGCAATCTTGTCGGCATCATGGTCCGCCATATCTTCGCGTGCGCGCGTGTAATCTGCAGCGAACTCGGGGTTATCCCTAACCCAACGCATGATCGTTGGATATGACGGAAGGTCGGGACGCTCCTTCAGGAACGTGACAAGACCCTTTCCTTCTGCGATGGCGTCGAGGATTTGATCAGCCGCTTCCTCGTGAAACGGCATTGGTGGTCTTCCGCCGGGCATGTGATGGCACCCCTTTCATGAATAGGATGCCATCATAGCCTGATTATGCCGGACGGGCAATCTTGGTCTGCTTAACGCCCTCGCGCTCGCCATGCTCCTTGATGGTCGCCTTGACGGTGACGATGCCCTCATAGAGCTTAGTGCCCTTGTAGATCACCACGTTTTTGTCAGCATCTTCCATGATGTGCAGGTAGGACGTGCCGTAGATGCCGTCCATCGTGACGACGTGGCGCACCGACAGGACGAACGTGCGGCGCTCACCGACGGTGCCGATCCAGTTTGATCCAGCGCCTTTGTTTTTGTATGACGCCACCTTCTCCTCGGAACGGGCGATCATCGCCAGCACGGCAGCGTTCTGCTTCTCAGTCAGGCCGCCATAGGACATGATATTGTCCTGCACAGCGTGGTAGAAGTCATTGCCGTGAGCAGCTTTGACGACCGGGTTCTGGACTGCATAACGGCCATTCTCGTCGTACGACGGGGAGAACTCACCGAACTGGTTCAGAAACTCGTTCACGCGCTCGGCACCCTCCATCTTCATCCAATCGTTGCGGCGGGCCTTCTGGGCGTTCAGACGGATGTTGCGTGCGATGGCGTTCTGGTAGGCGACTTCGTTGCGGACGAAAGACATGATCAGCTCCATGTGGTTGGGTTGTCGATGACCCTGCCTACCGCGTACGATGGACAGGGTCAACAACTATTTTTACTTGGCCTCCAAGATGGTCACATCCACCCATCTGCGGTTTTCGCTGGTCGCCTTCAGCTTCGCCGCCAGATCAGCCCGCCCGCACCACCCGAGGTTCTGGTATTTGTCATAGTAGCCGCGCGCCGCGCTGTGCCGGATGCCCTCCAGTGCCGCGTTGACCAGCATGTTCTCGTAATCCTGCGCGGTGTCGCAGCCGTTCAGTTCATTGACCGACTTGGCGATGTCATCAGCCCGGCGCTGCGCGTACTTCTCCTCGGTTTCCCATCTGGAGCGCTCCAGCCATTGCGACGTGCCTTTGGCAATCGCATCGTAGTACGCAAAGTTTTTTCGGTGCAACGCACGCACTTCTTTCGACGTAACCCTCAGGGTTGCTGCCACCGAGGATGGGCGGCCCACCACCGTGTGGGTGTAGGTGCGGGTCTTCGAGGTGCGGGTGTGGACGGTGCCGTTCGGGTCGATTGCGGTGAAGGTGGTCATGTCGATCACCATGCCACATCGTTTTCGGCAAACCACTGGCAGACCGCCATGTCGTCGCTGAAGCACAGGCTGCTTTCGAGGTGCGCCATTGCATCACCTCCGATGGTCGCCTCGTTCTCGGCAGCCTCGCAGCACATGGTCTGGATGCGGTTGTTCAGATCACCGAAGGGCAGAGCCATCGCGCGGTCGTTGATCTGTTTGAAGGTCTGTTTCATGTCAGTCTCCAGTGGTTGGGTTGGTGACTATTCTTTATTGGCTTGCTTCGTACGATGCAACAACAATTTTGCCTCTTTTCGAATTCTGTTCTGATCCACTTCCTTGTGGGTCTTCGCGATGTGCGCCGCGATCTTGTCGAACGCGTCTGACCCATAGCGACGGCGCTTCAGGATCACCTCCAGTATGTGCTGGGCCGCCTCTTCATACTCGGTCAAAACGGAACCTCCTTGTCCCTGTACCATGTGCCATTGCCCTTCGGCTGCGGCGGCTTCGGCGGCACCTTCGCTGGTACCACCCCGATCTCCTGCAAGAAGCGCTCCAGCTGTGCGAGGCACATGATCACACCTCCCATCCCAGTTCCTTAGCAGACTCGCGGATTGCCTTGATAAACTTGCGCGCCATCTTGGCATTGAACAGCATGACGAGGTCTCTATCCTGCTGGATGTCATCGCTTTGCCAGATCATGATGCTCTCATTATCGTTTTCTACAGACGTCTGTACGTCGTTATCGGTCTTGAGTTTCATCACACTTCCCATCACAAATCACCTTCATGGTTGAGCAAGTCAGCCAATATTTCAGCCTGCAAGGTTTTCACATGGGCCACAGTTACCTTTCCAACATTGCCCAGTGGTAAGATTTTCTCTTCAGTCAGGTTGATAATATCCATTACGTTCTCGCATGAAGAATGAACCAGAGCATAAAAAACTCTGACCGACATATTGTACTTCAACCTGATGTCCCAGAGCGTCATATCCTTCAAGTCTACCATCTCACACTTCCTCCCCGACCATCTCTTCGTTGCAATCGCCACAGATCAGGCTCGACCCATGTTTGGCCCACGCCTTGTTCCCACAGCCGCACTCATGCTTGACCTTCGACAGGTCTTTCTTCTTCTCAGCCTTAGCCGCCGGGCGGGTGAAGTAGGGGATGTCGAACGGCATAAGCTCGGTCATGGCACACTCAAAGGGGCCACCTTCGTCGATCATGTGGGTGACCTTCCGGCCCGTCATCTTGCCACCCTCTGCCCCGGTGTCGGTGGGCGTCAGACCCACCTGCATCATCATGCCAGCCCACTCCATGTTGTGGTGCCCGCCCTTCGACGGTGTGCCGTACTCCTGCTGCTCCAGATGGGTCATCTCGTGCACCAGCGTGGACAGCACGGCTTCGATGCTGCGGTCCATGGTCATCGGGTTCAAGGCGATCTCGTGGGTGGTGTCGCCGTCGCGGTGGTTGAACTGCTCGGCCCAGAAGTACCCGTGTGCTCCACGCTTGCGGGTCAGCGTGAACATCACTGGCGGCAGGCGCTTGTCGAACAGCTTCTCGTTGAAGTGGTTGAAGGCTTTCTCCAGCCCTGCATAGGTTTCTGCGGTCGGGGTCTGATAGTTGCTGGTCATGATCTGCTCCAAGAAAATACGATTTCATTGTCGGGGTCGGCCATCAGGTCGAAGGCTTCGTTCGCAGACACCTGTTTTCCATTGAAGAAATATCTGGTGATCTTACGAACGGAAACTGTCAGTCTTCCCAACGGCTGTCCCGCCATTGCTCATATTTGTAATCACCAATTTCGTCGGCCAAGTCGGTCTGGTACTCGTTGTACCCAGCGTCTTCCCAGTGCGCCTCGGCAGCTTCGTCGTCGGACTGTCCGGGCTCCTCGTCGCCCTCGCCGTCCCAAACGACCGTTCCTGTTTCGGTGTCGACGTCCCAGCCGAACTCGCCGTGGTAGAAGTGATGGTTTGCCATGTCAGTCTCCGTGGTTGGTTTGTAACCCCTGATACATCGTACGATAATGGGTGGTCAACAACTATTTTTTGTCGACCTTGATCCAGATAGCACGACCACCTCCGCCTATCGCAACATCGGTGATCTTGCGGCACCACCCGTCGCCATTGATTAGGTCAAGAGGGAGGGGGCAGCGCTCCCATCCAGCCTTGCGGTAGTCCCGCGCCTCCTTGGCGGCTGCCATCAGGGTGCGGTTGACCTTCACAGCAGCCCCCTGCGCTCGATCTCAGCCCTCAGCGCCATCATCTGGCGAGGGTGCCTGAAGAACGCCCTGCAGCGCTTCCAGCCCCCGTTGTACAGCGCCAGAAGATGCCTGTCCTTCATGCTACTCCACATAATTGACGAACCCCCAGACGAAACCAATGCATGATCCAAGAATTGAGGAGATGACTGCCCCTGCGGCTGGTTCAGTCCACTCCGCCCCTGACAAGAAAAACACAAACATCAGGAAGGCAAGGATGCCAACAGATGATGCTGCCATCACGAATACCACCTTGAAAACCTTCATCAGAGCTTCTCCATCTTGCAGGACACAACTTCACCGTCGCGCACGACGTAGGTTATCTTGTGGGTGTCAAAAGGTGGATCGCGAAGGGCGGTGAACGCGCCGCCGATCTTCCCATGGACCACGCGGGTCTCCTCCTTGATCTCCGCGCGGTATGCGAGGGTTCGACCATACGTCCATGCGTGTGCCCCTACGGCTCTTTCGCTTAAACCCAGCTTCAATTCTCCATATTCATCATAGCACACCACTTCGATGCGCTGATTGCAAGACAGCCCTTCAGGACGATCCTTCTTGCCCCAGACAATCCACGGTCCATACTTTTTTGTCATTTTGAAACTATCCTCACGTTGTTGAATTCAGCGACCAGCTCGCGCTTCAGGTCGCGCATGTATTCCCCCTCGTACACGCCGCACGGCAGCTCCACGGTGTACATGTCGGTGGTCTGGTAATACTTGACGGGAAACTTCTGCCCGTCATCGAAGAGCACACAATACACACCCGATTTTACGTCTGTCATCACACCCCACCTTTCTCAATCTCGGCCAGCACGGCGCGGGCTACTATCAGAGGGCTGCTGACCTCGTCAGCATGGTCAACCATGTCCCGCAACGCCGCCACCACCTTACGAAGTTGCGACTTGGTGGCGGCGTGCAGGTCTGATGGGACAAACTTTACGGTTTCACCAAATCCGTCTTTTGTTTTGAACGCCAACGCGACAAAAGACGTTGCATCAAATTCCGGCGCGGTCATGCTTTGGCTCCTTTGGTGGCGGCATGAAAACGCGCAATAAGCTCTGGGCCACATGCTTCCCGGAAAGCGGCTATCAGCTCCTCATTTTCACCGAGAAATCCAATAATCCGCCCAAGTTTTCCAGACGCTTCAATAGCTGCTTTCATACGGTTTTCCGCATCACGCATCCCCTGTTCCTGTGCCTCTGCCCGGATGGCGTCCAGCGCGGCGGTTTGGTCGGGGGTGGCTAGGGCGCGGATGTTTTCGGATACGCGCTTCGCATCGCCATAGTTCGGCCATTGATCAGCAAACACCTTTTGCGCCGCCCACTCAATCACCGCAGCGGTTTCGGCGCGGGATTGGGTCAGGGCGAGTTCGAGGGCTTCGATGCGGTCGGCGGCTTCATCCACAACTTCGAGTTCATGCGTGTGCGGGTCAAAACTCCGCAGCCGCGCTTTCAGATCGTCGGTCATTTGCGTTTCATCCTTTCCATCATTTGTCGCTCGATGCTCCTGAATTTTTCGTCTGATACCGCACCTCCACTGGCCATCTGGTAAATCTCTCCGGCTTGCACTTTCTTGCAGGGCCGACCGTGGTCATCCACATGCAGTCCGTTGGGCAGGTGTTCCGTCGCGTCGCTTTCGATGCACTTGACGTAACGCACC